TAAATTTAAATTTAAAGATTGGATAGATAAAGGTAAAGATTAATATGGATACTTTAGAAAAGGCACGAGAAGAAGGTAGAGCACCTTGGACAGATGTAGCATACGATACAAGAGACTTTGTAGTATTTAATGATGGATATCCTGTAACCGAAGGACATACTCTAGTTGTACCTAAAGAAAATTTAGACGAAGAAATACTTCGTTGCTTTAAATTTGCTCTAGCAATGGGTAAACAGAACGTTGAAGCAAAGAATGATATCACAGGCTTCAACATTGGCATTAATATCGGTGCTAGTGCAGGTCAAACCTGTATGTATCCTCATGTACACCTTATTTTTAGACGAGACGGCGACATGGAAGATCCAAGAGGCGGCGTAAGAAATGTAATTCCACACAAAGGAAACTATGCAAAATTATCTAATGGATTTGCTGAGTTTGACACTGACTCAGTAGAAGGTTGTTAATGAGAACATTATTCTTAGGAGACAGCCACAGCACAGGTTATTACCAAGAAGGTGATGAACTTAAATGGTGGACTGAAAATAATTATGCTGAATTTTGGCAGAACAAGCATAATGAAAATGTTGCTATCTATGCACAACCCGGTGTGTGTAATAAAAAGTATCCAACATGGCTTAAAGGTATGTTGGATTACTATGTTGCAGAAAAAGTTGACAAAGTATTTTTACAATTAACTTACTGGAATAGATATTTAATGGCGTGTTCACGCAACCTTGACTGGGGTGACGGAATGGCTCCGATGCACTTTGCTCAAGGGCCTAATCCTGAACCAGCAAACCAGCAAGAGGACATCCATAGATGGACTGATGAAAAAATAACAGAAGATTATGTTGAACTAGTCGAACAATGTCGACCTGATAATTACGAACAATTTAAAGGGTTTGACTATAGAGAAAAAGGTGCAACAGCTGATTGGGAACCGTTTAGGTATCCATACCAGTATACAAAACTATGGCATGAAAGTGCTACGCATTTACAATATAAAGACTGGTGTAGCGATATGTATGTTATTGATAATATTGCAAATGACTATGGTATTAATGTATTTGCTTGGACTATTAATGACAGAGTGTTTGTTCCAGAAAACAAATTGTTCTATGGTGAACATAAAAGACTACATTTTGCACCTATGAGTGCAGAAACGTGGTTTAAACAAGAAAAAAACCTAAATATAGAGGAGATGACCAATGACGGTGAACACTATATTAAGGAAGTACACAAAATAATTGGCGAAGAATATTTAAATTATGTAGAAAAATATGCAGAAAAGGCTTGACAAAAACCTAAATATAGCATATAATATAAACAATAAGACATCCTCGTCTTTAACTCGGAGTAAAAAAATTGAGCAAAGCAGAACAAATTAAAGCAAAACTAGAAGATGCTGGCATCCGCTATTGGGCAGGTGACAACATTTCAGAAGTCCTACAAAAGGGCGACAAAGAAGAGCTAATCGAAGATGCTACTGTAGCATTTGAAAATGTGTTAGACGCACTTGTAATTGATCGACATAACGATCCTAACAGCCAAGGTACTGCAAGACGTCTTGCTAAAATGTACTTTAATGAGATTATGGCAGGACGTTATGATCCTATTCCAAAAGCAACAGCATTTCCAAACGACAGCGATGACCGTTATGAAGGTATGTTAGTTGTACGCAGTGAACTTAAATCAATGTGTTCGCATCATCATCAGCCTGTAGTAGGTACTGCATATATTGGAATTATTGCCGCAGAAAAACTAATTGGTTTAAGCAAATATACACGTATAGCACAATGGTGTGCAAGACGTGGTACACTGCAAGAAGAACTTGCAAACGAAATTGCTAAACAGATTCAACTTGCAACTAATGCAGAACACTTAGGTGTGTATGTACAAGCAACACATGGTTGTTGCGAAAATCGAGGCATTATGGCACATTCAAGTTTAACACAAACAGCAGTATTGCGTGGTGCGTTTAAGGATGACGCAGGCACAAAGAAAGAATTTTTTGACAACATTAAACTACAACAGGAGTTTGCTTGCTAATGGAACCAGTAGATGTAAGTCGTAAGCATTTTTATATTAGTTTAATAAAAAGTGGCTTACGTATCGCAGGATGCGTAGCAGTATTACTTGGTGCAAACATTATGTGGCTGCCAGGCACGTTCTTAGTAGCAGAACTACTAGGCATTGTAGAGGAGTTATAATGAAGTTAAGATATTCAGAAGCATTTTATTCAGTACAAGGTGAAGGCAAATTTGTCGGAGTTCCTAGTTTATTCTTAAGAACATTCGGTTGTAACTTTCGTTGTATGAACTTTGGCTTAGGTAAAAACGAGCCAATGCGTGACGAAAAACAAAAAGCAGGCATTAGATACAATCCAGAAGTTAAAGATCTTATTGATGCCGGAGTTCACAAGACTACAGAAAAGTTTGAGGACTTGCCTATCATTCATACAGGTTGTGATACATATGCAAGTATCTATCCTGAGTTTAAAGACTTCAATAAACTTGCAGAAGTAGATGAAGTAGTAGAACATATTATTAGTTTACTTCCTGAAGGCAAGTGGAGTATGGATAACGGTCAAGATGTTCACTTTATCCTAACAGGCGGTGAGCCTTTGCTGGCATGGCAAAAGCTCTATGTTGAATTATTTGAACATCCAAAGATGGGAGATTTAAAACATGTCACTATTGAAACAAATACAACACAATCTTTACACGAAGATTTTAGAAATTACATCGAAAATCAAGATCGTATTCAATTCACGTTCTCTTGTTCACCCAAACTTACTGTTTCGGGAGAACCTAGAGATACTGCTATTAAGCCTAATATTGCTAGTGAGTACTACACTACTCGCAACAGTGACATGTATCTTAAGTTTGTGGTCGCTGATCAAGACGATGTCGAAGAAGTTCATCGAGCTGTTCGAGACTACAGAGACGCCGGTGTCGAATGTCCAGTCTACCTTATGCCGCTGGGCGGACGCAGTGAAGAATATGTTCTCAACGAAAGACAAGTCGCAGAGCTCTGCATGGAGCAAGGATGGCGATTCAGCCCAAGAATGCACATCGGACTCTTCGGAAATGCATGGGGGACTTGAGAATGCCTTTGATGCAGACGAATTTATTAACGAACAACACGAACGAGCTATGAAGAAAAAACTTGATACTCTAGAAGTTCGTGCAAGGGAAGCAGGACTATGATGTGGGATAAAATGAAAAAAGCCTTAGGTGTTACACCTAAGATTATAGAAGAAGAAAAAGAAAAGACTCCTGATGAAATTCGTCGAGAGTTATTGCAGAAAGAAAAAGAAGAAGCAGAAAAAAAGAAAAAGCCTTGGGTTGCTGTACTAGATACACAAGTTAATCCAGATAACATTCGAAATGGATTCTTTGAACTCGATTGGAATAACGAGTTTATTGAGCAATTACTTGATGCTGGTTATAAAGGTGAAAGCCAAGAAGAAATTGTAGATGCTTGGTTTAAGACTATTATTGGACAAATGCTCGACGAAGAAGGTCTTGATAGCACTCGAGAACGAGGATTTATTAAAACAGACAAACTAGACGATGGCAAAGCAGAAGTATCATGAAAACTAGAGAAGAAGCATACGAAATTATTTGTGATCTAAATGAAGAAGCACATGCTGCCGCATACGAAGACTGGGCTATTGCAGACGGTCTTGAAGAAGAAGGCGAGTTTGATGAAGCAGAAGAGGCTCGTGAAGATGCTTCTTATCAGCAAAGTATAGAGTTTCGCGAAGCGTTTCAAGTATTAGATCAAGAAACACAAGAAGCGATATTGTACTGGGAAAAGAACGATCCAGACTTTGCTGAAGAATTTAACGCATGGTGGGGTGAAGAAGATGCGTGATGACTTAATGGTACAACAGCAAGTTGAAGATAGTTGGCAACATATGGTAGGTGTTATCTGCTTAAATCAAGTAGATAGACGTCAGACAAAGCCTGTACTAAAAGAGTTTTTTGAACGCTGGCCAACTGCTGGCTTTTTGTTGTTTGCAACCGTAGATGAAATTGCTGAAATGCTAAAGCCATTAGGTATGCAAAATGTTCGTGCAAAACGCATTTATAAAATGAGTCAGCAATGGCTTGATTGGGACGGTGAAGATGCTACCGAACTATGTGGCATTGGCAAGTATGGTAGCGATAGTTATAGAATCTTTTACAAAAACGATATTCCAAATGATGTAGAAGATAAAGAACTAAAACGGTACATTAAAGAAGAAGTATATGCTTGACATGTACAACAATAGATGTTATACTCGTATGTATAATAAATTATTCTGTGAGGACAAATGAGTACCTATATTTTAGTAGACACAGCTAATACTTTCTTTAGAGCACGACACGTTGTACGTGGCGACTTAGATACTAAAGTAGGTATGGCTCTGCATATTACACTTAACAGTATTAAAAAGGCATGGCAAGACTTTGATGCAGATCATGTTGTGTTCTGCTTAGAAGGTCGCTCATGGCGTAAGGACTATTATGAGCCTTACAAACGTAACAGACAAGAAACTCGTGACGCAATGACTCCTGCACAGCAAGAAGAAGATACTGTGTTTTGGGAAATCTTTGACGAGTTTAAAGACTTTATTGGTACAAAGACTAACTGTACAATGATGCGTCATCCGCAACTAGAAGCAGATGATTTGATTGCAGGTTGGGTACAGGCACATCCTGAAGACAACCATGTTATTATTTCAACTGACGGAGACTTTGCACAACTAATTGCACCTAACGTAAAGCAGTACAATGGCGTTAGCAATACTACAATCACACACGAAGGTTACTTTACAGACAAAGGTGAGCCTGTGATTGATAAGAAAACTAAGAAAGCAAAACCTGCTCCTGATCCACAATGGCTACTGTTTGAAAAATGTATGAGAGGTGATACAAGTGACAATGTTTTCTCGGCCTACCCAGGCGT